GTGATGACTCCTAACTCAATGTTAATGTGGGCCAAACAGTATTATCTTCATTGTAAGAAGTGCTTGGGTTTGGAAAGTCTCTTAGAGACTGTCTGTAAGTTTTTATTGCAGTCAAGTTTGAGGACTGACTGCTTTCTTGATATGGGCTATCTTCTAAAACCATCCAATCCGTATTGGTAAGTTTCTGATTTCTCATATCTCTAATTTCATCTATCGTGTAAGGTTTAAATTCTGATAATGTTTGAGTAGATAAGTCGTAATACCATTGCTCTTGAACAGAATCATTTGACACTTCAATCCAATCAGCAGTGGTTGCATCATTTGGTCTTGCGTCAGCTACGTACAGAACTCTATTGTTACTATCAATATAAATAAATTTTGCCATTATCCTTTAAACTCCGTAAGTAGAATTTTACCAGCTCCGCCGCCGCCTCCAGAGTTACCTGATTGACCACCGCCGCCAGCGTTACCACCTGATCCGACTGTTAAAGCTATACTTGGGGAGTAATCAGGCCCACCGACAACAACAAAAGCAGCCGCACCTCCGCCGCCGCCACCTCCATTACGAGGACCACTACCTCCACCTCCGCCACTTCCGCCGAAAGCCGCAGAGAAACCTCCACTTCCTGCTGATCTACCTGATCCAGAGTTACCACTACTTGGCACAAAGGGTACGTTACCAGAGGCAGTTCCACCACTTCCTGCACCACCACCTGATGTATTTCTTGGAGTACCTTGACCTCCGCCACCTCCATTAACAGTGACTAAACTACCAAACGAGCTAGATCCGCCAGATGATCCATTTCCGCCTGGTGCGTTTCCACCTGGGCCAATGGCTCCACCTCCTCCACCTCCGCCGCCACCTACGATAATCATAGAGGCAAACTGAGTGTCAGAGTCAGCTGTAAAAGTTTGTGAGGAGTTGAAAGTCGTTGTAGTTACACTTCCTACTCCACCAGCCGCTGCGGTTGCAAATTCAAGAGCACTTGCACCGGAGTTAACTGTCAATACTTGACCAGCAGTTCCTATAGAGGTTAAGCCTGTTCCACCTTTTGATGTTGGAACGGTATCTAATCTTGCGTTTGCAACTGTGCCAGTTGCAAGGGCAGTTGCATTTAAGTCTGTAAGTGCAGAACCATTTAAGGCAGGTAAGGTTGCAGGGAATCTAGCGTCAGGAATTGTTCCTGATGCTAAATCTGCAGCGTCTAAATTTGTTAAGTTTGCTCCACTAACAGCGGGCAAAGTAGCAGGAAATCTTGCATCTGGAATAGTTCCAGAACCCAACGCCCCTGCGTCTGTTGATGAAATTATTTCTACATTAAAGTTTGAAGCACCGTCACAAAACACAGTTGTTTTTGCGCCCTGAGCAATCACTACACCATTAGCAGTGTGCCCTGTTGCTGCGATTGTTAAGGTTTGTGATCCTGATGTATTGTTAAAAAAATTATATTCGCTTTCAACTGCAGGGATAAATACTACAATATCTCCTGTCAGGGTTCCTGTTAATTCAATTGTTTTATTAGAAGATTCTGCCGTATCTGAGGCATTAGCTGTTGTAAGAGTAATATTTGATGAGCCAGCTACTGATTTGGATAAATAACCTGCCGCAAAAGCGTCAATTACGTCTAAATTATTGTTAGTATTAGTACCCCATGTATTGGCATTAGCGCCAGTCTGCATGAGTTCTAGCTTGAGTCTATCTGAAAATGTGCTTGACATGTTTTATACCTCACTAAAATATATCTTTTTTTAATACCTACGCAAACATTATTTTATATGCATATCATCTCCAATTACTAATACATCGGCATCAGAATTGTCAAACATTATTTTAGCTTGTTTTTTTGTTCCTACAATAGCTTTTCCTTGCATATTTAGAGATGTATTTAAAAGTATTGGAAATCCAGTTAATTTTTTAAATTCAGATAAAAGGGTATGATAATCAGTATGATTTTCAGATACAGTTTGTATCCTGCATGTGCCATCTATATGAGTAATACATTGAAATTTATCTTTGTCTTTTACCTTAGCATTATACAACATGTAAGGACTTTCCCAATTTAAATCAAAATACTTTTTGTAATCTTCTAATGTTACACTAGCTCCGTATGGTCTATACCATTCTCGTTTTTTAACTCTTTCATTTAGAGAGTCTTTATTACCTTGAGGACTCATTAATATTGAACGATTGCCTAAAGCTCTTGGTCCGACTTCTCCGTGGCCTTGATACCATAATACAATTTTTTTCTTAGCTAAAAACTCAGCGGTCTTTTTAATAGTTTGTTTTCTCACTGCTCCAGGATGTTCGTCAGCTTGAATAAAAGGAAAATTATTAAGATTTATTGGGTCATATCCATAATGTTTGCGTAGCCACTCTATACAACCCAATGATAAACCAGAGTCACCACAGTGAGGTGTAATTATCATATTAGGAAACATTTTTTTATAACTGGTATTCAAAACAATGCTTTGTGCAATGCCTCCAGAATAAGAAAAACTTTCATTTTTACTAAAATAATTTTTTAAAAAATCTAAAAACTTTATTTCATATAACTTATGTAGAGTGCTTATAAAATTACTTTGATTACCTATATCATATAAATTTTTTCGTACCCCTTTGTTGTAAGAGTATCTTAAAAATTCTCTTGAATGAGAGAATACGTGACTATTTCTTAAATCTTGATCTTTAAAATTATTAATATATTCGTAATCAATTTTACCAAAACCCACAAAGGCCATTAATTTACCAGCATCATTCCAACTCATACCCTGAACTTCACAAAGATCCTGAAGTAATCCTCCAAATGAATTACCATGAAGACCCTCTACAAGATAATCATTTAATTTATCTTTTTTAATAACTGATAAATATTTATGCCAATCTCCATGTCCATCATTTACATAATGATTATTGGTATCTATTACAGGGAAAGAAGATAAAGCATGTGCATAGTGATGATCTAACTGAAAAGATTCGCAGGAGTTTTCAAACAAATTTATTTTAGATACTAAAGTTTTTTCGTCTTTTAGAAATACAATTAGATCATCTCTTTCTCCAATGGTACAAGCTATAGATTTTATGTCTTGAGTGTCATATCCATGTGCCTTAGTACAAGCACGTATAAAAAGACCTGCATCATTTAAATTTGTTAAGCCTGCATTTTTGTAAGAACAGTGTCTTTCATAATGGATGTATTTAAAATTTTCACCATCATAAAGAGAAATATTTAAATCGTGGGAGCCAAAATGTGCACCAATAAGTAATTTTTTCAAGTTAGGCTGCGTCTACCTCTGTCCATGTATTACTTGCTCCTGTAACAACATTTGCCCATGGTGTAGCAAAAGGATTACCTGCTACTATTGATAAATTAACACCAGTTACATTTACTGTCGCTCCTGCTTCTGGAGTTGCAGTTCCCTCTGCAAAACTTAAGGCTACAGTTGAGACATTTACTATTACACCTGTTCCAACCTCTACAGTTTCCGTGCCAAGTGTGAAACTGCTGGTGAGACTATCAAGTGTGACTAAAGAATCTGCTTCTGCAACAGCAGTTCCTAGCGCTGAAGTCATGGTTACTGAAGGAGCATCTACTTGTGTAAATATATCAATTACTGGTGTGCCAATACTAAAATCTAATTGATCTGAAGGCGCTATGACATCAATGTTACCTTCTCCTGTTATGCCTGATGCTCCTGATAAAGCGACACCTATTGTTAGGCTATCTAAGGTTTCTACCGCCGTTCCTGTCTGAGATGTAGTGCCTAAAGCACTAGATACTTCAAGGCCAGTTGCATTAACTATGATGCCAGTTCCAACCTCTTGTGTAGTTGTGCCTAACGCAGTAGACATAGACACGCTACTTACGTTAGTAATAAATTCTATGTTTTCATTCCATGCGAAAGAGCCCCACGTTGATCTTCCCCAACCTGCATCGACTGAACCCGACGCAGTTTCATCTCCTGCAGCAAAAGACATCGATAAGCTACCAAGGACCACTCCTGCGCCTTCTTCAATAGCTAATGCTCCGGATAGTTGTGTTTCAAAGGTAAGACCTGTTGGAAAAATTCTGTGTTCAGGTGCAGCACTAACTGTACCTAATGCAGACGTTACTTGAAGTGAATCAAGAGTAACTACTACGTCACCTACAAAAGACTCAGTGCCTAATGCAAATGTAGAAGAAACACCCGTAACTGATACGGTAATTGAACTTTGTTGGCCCCATGCGCCTTCGCCCCAATTATTTTCACCCCAAGCGTCTGCCATGGTAATGACCTCCTATATTAAGATAATCTTAATATAGCACTTGATGCATCATTAGTTGGAAATGCGATTGTGAATGTACCGTTTGTTGATGTCTTTACACTACCAAAATCTAAAACCGCAATAGCTGCATTAGTATTAGCTGCAGATCTATTGTAGATTAAAGCTGCTTGAGCAGATATTGTAGCTGATGTGAAACTCACGTTTGCAAAATCAACAAATGCTGTTGAAGCTGTTGCACTAGTTGCTGTTAAGCCAATGGTAGGACTTGTTAAAGTCGCTCCACCTGCTGCATACGTACCTGAATTACCCACTTCATTAGTTGCTGAGTAGGCTGTAGTGTTTCCGTTTAATGTTGCAGAGTTTGTGTAAAGAGCAAGATTGATTGTGTCATTGTCAATATCGTGATCCCCTGCCAATAACTCCTTTTTAAAGGAAGCACAGACTGCTTGATTTATTGCCATGTTTATTTACCTCCTGGGTCTACTGATCTTAGAGGGAGTCGTAACACACCGTCTACATACTCGTCTCTACGTTTACGTCCCATCTGCTCTTGTGCAAATTCACTTAAAGCAGTTTGGAACTTCTGTTCGTATATTTGCATATCCTGTGTATTTTTCAAGTAAGAATATGCTTCTGCGAGAGTTCCGTACAAAAGAACTTCAGGAGCTTTGTTAGATATAAAAGTGGTTGTGCTTGTAGTGCCTGACCCGTTTCCAAGTCTTTCAGGAGTTTCCTGATACCACATTTCAACTGTGTAAGCTAAATTTGGTGTAGGTGCTACTATTAAAGTGGTTGCATCCCAATTAGCCCAATATTTTGGCTTACCTGTAAAACTTGTATTTGCAATAGATCTCTTAGGAATATACTCATCAATAAATGTTGTATCTTTTTGTTCTAACCAAGTTCTAGTGTTATCAGATTCAACAAGCTCTAAACCTCTTGCAAACCTAAACCCACCCTCAGGACCTGATATATCTAAAAAAGCATTATTAGCTTCAAAAGTGGTGGTGGCATACCTTCTTTGATAATCGCCATCAACAGCTCTGTCTATTTTATTTTCTATATTAGTTAAAAAAACATTTATTACAGTGTTAGATAATACATCAGAAGTTACCTCTGTATAATTCCTAACATTATCTAAAAGCTCTGAATAATTCATGATATCACCACAGTCACTTTACCAATACTTGAACCAATAAGCAACTCTCTGCTTTCTTGAGCAGGTTGCATTCCATTAGATTCAAAGGCAGTATCGCCTGGCGCTCCAACAAATACAGTCATAGGTTCTTGTCTTGCGGGTCTTGACCACGGTAATGCTTGAGAATCTGCTTTGTGATGAGGTGGGTCCAACTGTGGATGTTTAGGTTCAAAACAGGAAGGGCAGGTTTTAAGACCATTCCATTCCTGGCGTAGTTGATGAAATCTATATTGTTGACCACAACGATCGCAGATCGCTATGGCATGGTTACCAGTAGCAAAATTTCCCATTTTAACTTCCTATAAAATAATTTTGAGGAACTATGTGAACAGAAGTTGATTGACTGTCTTCTGTAAGAGCTCTTTGCATTTCATCTTCATAATATAATTTTAGAGCTTGTGTTCTATCGGGAGATATTTTTTGTGATAAGAAATAAGCTAACCCTGAAACCATGCAAGGTAAAAATCTATAAGGAGCGTCTGGTGTGTTTGTGTAATCACCCGCATCCTCAATTCTTCCTAAATAATAATAATTAATTTGAGTATCTGTTGTATTAGGAGTTAAATATAAATTAATTTGAACATTAGATAAATTTCTTTGAATAAAATATTGTGTTGGTTGACCTTGAGAACTTTTATTTGGTATGGCTTGATACTCTGATCTTGAAATTTTTGTCATTGTAGTATCAGTATCACCGTTTCTAAAAACCATTTCTAAAACGTCACTTGCATCTGAAGGGGCTGTATATGTAGTGGACCCAGCGGTAAGGTTTTGAGTATGATTCTCAACCTTCCAAATGTGAACACCTCTGTTGCCCCATTCAGACAACAAAAGATTTAAACTTCTTCTTGCAGACTGTAATTGATAACCAGTTCTACTTCCTGATAGGCCACACCTTTCATACGCATCTTGTATGATGTCATCAAGCTCTAAATTAAAAGTTGTTGTTCCAGATGTGGCCATTTAAAATTATCCTCGTTTTTTCTTAACGACAGATTTCTTCTTGCCTTTTTTGACAGATTTTTTTGCTCGACCGCCGCCCTTCATAGGCATAACTTTACCGCCGCCACGCATCTTATTGACTATTGATTTTTTAGCTCTCATTTTCGCTCCTTTTTAAAAAGTTGTTCGTATTTGTCTTGCCGAGTTTTTACGACCTCGTCATAATACTCAGCTGGCCATTTCTTATAATAACCTATCTTATGTAGTTTGCAACTTGCATCGTATAGCTGCTTGAATTTTTGTATTAGCATCATTGAATACGCTAAGTCAGAGTGATACTCACAATTATCTGTGGGCTCCACTAAAAATTCATGTTCGTCTTCATTGGCAGGCACTTCAGGGTGAAAACCCATAAAATACACATCCCTTTTATTGTATAGTTTATTATAGAAATCTATTTTTTCTCCGAACTGTTCAGGAGAGTATTGGTCCCAAAAAGGATCGCAATATATAATTATATCGTGTTGTTTTTTATTCCAAGATTTTAGAACAGTTGTTAGTTGTTTTTCATACTTAGATTTGTCCATACGAACTTCAATTCGTAGCTTATTATCTCTTCTCCATTTAGCTGCAAACGGACAGGCTGGAAATCCTATATGTTTATTCATTGGTTCTAAGACATGCTTAGACCATTGAATTACATCATCTTTTATTTTTTCTGCTTGTTTTTTTCGAGACAATTGTTTTTACATTAGTTGGCTTACCACCAACACCTTGAGCGACT